GGCACGTCATCATCTATCGACGTGTTCTTTTGCCCACCCAGTTCAACACCAATGGTGCGACTAAGTTCGCGGTAGTTCTCTTCCTGCATCACTTGCTCCGGACGTATGTCCGACATCGTGAGCGCCAGACTATGCAGCGTTCGGAAGAATATTAAGTCTTCCTTGGGGTCCAGATTGAAACGTGCTGCCGCTCGTTCTTTTGCCTCATTTGCCGCTTTTCGAGTAAAGGCTAGAAACGCGATACGGTCAGGTGGTGTGCCTTCTTCCAGCGCCTTGTCTACCATGTTGAGTAGTGTCGTTGTCTTACCTGTACCCGGAGGGCCAAAGATTCTAAACATCCTTCTTTTTCTCCCTGCTATATATCTGTTGCACTCGCTGTTTTGATATTCCCCAAAACTTAGCTACTGCGGTCATGGTCATACGTTGTCTATCAATCATGTCCACAATATCGAGGTCTCTCATCTTTCTCCAATGCGCACTCTTAATCTTGCTCAAAACGGAGCCTCCCCCTGAGAGAAGGAAGGTGTTTTCAAATCTACCTCAGTGCTATCAAAAGCAGGTATCTTCCAGACACGTACTGCGCGTCCCTTGATCTTCAATACAATACTGTCGCCGTTGATGTCTCTTAACCTCTGCGCAATCCTATGCGACTTGTACTCAAAGAATTTGTTTTTCTTTAAATAACTCTCAAAGTCCTTGAGCCTGAAGTAAGTAACTTCTTCCTCTTCATCGGTCCAAGGGCGGCGTAACAGTATCTCTTCTTTGTCTTGCGCCTGCTGTAGATGGCTGCAAAACTCTTCAAGGTAATCGTAGAACTGACCGCTGATACTGGCGTCTTGTGATACTTCAATGATCGCGCTTTCGTTGTCGCGCATTTCAGTCATTAGGGTACTGATCCGGCTTTCCCACTGCTGCTTGGCAACGGACCGGGGCATGAAGTTAAGTTGCTCCATGCAGTATTTCTGAAATAGGGGTTGGCTCATCAGAGCCTCAGTGTCTAACTCCAGTGGTTCGCCGTTAACGTCCATAAACCAGACGGGAGGGGTAGAGTTATACTTGCGTAGGTTCGCTATCGTAGCGCCCGCTACAGCGGCTCCTATGCCGAATTTACGTGTGCGGCACAGTTCTTTGTTGCAATGCGCGTTGATCGGCGCATCTGAACACTTGTAGGCGTAGTCTTTGCGGTCTAGCTGCTTCGCAACTATGTTGACCTCTGGTAGTGGCAATGGCGGAGACAGGTACTCCATGTTGTAACGTAGGATTTCCGACTCGTAACTATCTGGGTATGCCTTGCGTAAGTATACCCCGATGTTAAATAGACCATTATTTCTACCTCCCTCGCTAATGCGCTGCTTACAAAGTATCTGTAAACAAGGCGGCCCGTCCTTCATCAGGTCCGTTTCACCTGTGTCTACTATCTGTAGCTTAACGACTTCTTCGGGTGTTTGTGCATATTTTTCGTACAGGTCTATGAACTCATTTAGTTCAGCCGATGTACCATCGTCTAATATTGCGTATCGCAGACCATTCTCGTGATCGTAGTATGGCAGGTTGAGAAAGTTTCCAACGTCACCACGGTCTAGGTGCAACTTAATCTGCTTTGGAAATATCTCACTTTCGCCATAACCAAGGGCCGCGGACATATGTTGCAGAGACTTCTGCATGTCCTTTGCAGGCACCCATTCTTTTGAGAATAAAAAACAGTGGGCACCTCCAGACTTGGACCGGCATACTACTAAAGGTAGCTTTAACTTTCTTATTTTATCAACAAGCATCTTGTGGTCGAGTGGATACTGGTCCACGTCAATACAACCCCATTTGCACATGTTGTCTTCGTTGATGGGTATGATACCCAATCCACTGCCCTCACCGGACAAGTGGTTCTCCCAAAGCTTCTTCGTTTGGGGTTCACGTAGGACGCCAGCCTTACCTTTGGCTTTACCATTAGCGCCTGTGTTTTCTATTTTGAAGTAGCCGTGGGCTTCCTTCAGGCCATCGAATATGGCCATAAATTTTTCTACTGACATTGGTGCCCCCATACGGAAAAAAAGCGGCAGGGCACTAAGTACCCCGCCGCGTGACTATTAAAACGGTGTTGATTTACCGGTTTCTTCGTCATCCGTATGTTTCACCACAACATCGCCTGCGGTGATGCTCTCTGCAAATCCCTTTGCGCGGGAATACAGAGCGCCATCCTCAATGACACCTTCGCAGGACATTTCCCAACCGTGCCACGAACCCTTGGAGTTTTCCTCAGATACCGTTTTAAGGTGGTAGATGTGGCTAAAGCGGGGCGGTGTAAACGGCCCGTTCTGACCTTGCATTGAGCGAGACGCCATCATGCTGTTCCACTTTCTGCTCTTTTTAAGCTGTGTGGATTTCATTGCGATGAGGGCGGTCTCGTATGACCCGTCATCGTTGAGTAGAAGGACAAAGTGTTGGTGGGTCTCTTCGATGTAAGACCCATCACCATTTGCAACATATTCCTTGTTGTCATCTGGCGAACGCTCTGTCTTTGGACGTTCTTCTCCCGGTTCATAAATTGCCATGGGCGCACCGCTTCCGCTGCCACGCGGAGCCCACTGGATAAACCTACGCTGATAAGCGCAGGGTACTACTCGAACCCCATCCTTACCTTTGTATGGAATACCAGTAACGGTGTTGTATATATCACCCTTACGTGCCGTTTCATTTTCGTCCAACACAGGATCGTTACCCGACAAGACTTTAAGGAATGGAAGAGCTAAGTCTTCAGTCCCCATGTTGTCCATGCCTGCTCCGGCATCCTGTTCCATCATGGCAGGATTAAATACTGCCACATCTTTTTTGCCTGCTTCGGCTACTTCGCTTTTCTTAGTCATTATTTCTTACCTCGTTTAATTACTGCGCGTTGACCTACCCATGCTCCGAACAACTCCATCGGAAAATCCTCTCCTGCTTCGCAACGTTCTTTGACAAACGCACGTAACGTTTGAGGATGCACCTCGGTTTTTTGTTCTGGAATAAACCCTTGCTTTTGCGCAAAAGCAGCAAAGGCACCCGCTTGATCGTCCTCTCCACGGCCAAACTGACACAAGACAGTATTTTTAATAATGTCATCGTGCCCATGATCGCGTAGCCAGTCGTAGGCTTCAGGACGTTTATCAACGAGAATGGACGCACCATAGGTTTGCTTAACCTCGACGGTTGATCCGTCATCTAGTGCAAAAGAAGACATACCGATCTCTGCAAGCATCGAAGGCATCTCCTCATCCGTTAACTTCAAAAGCTCCTTCTTCTGTTCTTTCAGCGTTTGCTCAAGATCAGAAATTCTTGCTTCCTTATCACGGATTGTTCTGGCCAACGCGGCTACCGAAGTAAGCCCTTGCTGGTCAATTTTCTCAACAGATGTAGCATTCGTTTGTTCAAAGTCCTGCTCCATCAATCTTTCTAGGTCACTCATCGTGTTTCTCCTTTCGTGGTTAAAGGCACCTCTTTGGGCCTTGACAATTACAGATATTATCTTATACAATATGAAAGTCAAGCGTTTTTAAAAAATAGGGGCAAGAATGCAAAGTTACGAATATGAGACCCAACCATATGAACACCAGCGAACTGCTTTTGAAGAGTCGTGGGACGCGGAGTTCTATGCGTTACTCATGGAAATGGGGACAGGTAAATCCAAAGTAGCAATCGACACGATGGGCGCGTTGTATGAAGAGGGTAAAATTAAAGCCGCTCTTATCGTTGCGCCAAAGGGGGTCTATGACAACTGGGTAAAAGGTGAAGTACCAATACATTTGCCAAAGCGCATCCCCCGTCACATTATGCGATGGATTCCCGCAAAGACCCAGCGTTTTGAGACTGATTTAAAAGATTTTATCGTGGACCGTGATCCTAAATTAAAAGTGTTTGTTATGAATACAGAGGCTTTTTCATCACCACGTGGCACAGAAGCAGCCGTAGCATTCTTGTATCAAAACCCAGATAACATTGTCATTGTTGACGAATCAACTACAATTAAAAACAGGAAGGCTGCGAGAACGAAGAACATCATAGCTTTACAGAAACGGGCTAAATACCGCCGGGTATTGACCGGCTCTCCGATAACTAAGAGCCCTATGGACCTGTTTAGCCAATGTAACTTCCTTGCCGAAAAGGCATTAGGCTTTAACAGCTATTATGCTTTCCAAGCGCGGTACGCCAATGTGCAGAAACGCCAAATGGGTCATCGCAGCTTCCAACAGATTGTGGGCTACCGACGTTTAGACGAACTATCTGAAAAGTTAGACCGGTTTAGTAGCCGGGTTCTAAAGGTCGATTGCCTTGATCTACCTGCCAAAGTTTATATCCGTAGGGACGTTTCCCTCACCCCCGAACAAGTCAAGCTGTACATGCAGATGAAAAAGCTTGCGCTTGCGAAACTAGAAAGCGGGGAGTTAGCCACGACAGCGAGTGTGCTGACACAGATTATGAGATTACAACAGATTTGCTGCGGACATTTGCAGCCAGATGATGGTGAGATACAGACGGTCAAAAGTAATCGTTTGAACGAATTACTCGACATCACTGAAGAGTTTCAGGGTAAGGCAATCATTTGGGCGACGTATACACACGACATCCAACAGGTAGCTGATGCCCTGCGCGACCGGTTCGGGCCCGAATCGGTCGCAACCTATTATGGTGCTACTCCACAAGATGAGCGCCAGCAGATCGTTGAGGACTTTCAAGACCCGGACAACCCTTTGCGGTTCTTTGTGGGTCAACCCAAAACAGGTGGATACGGTATTACACTAACAGCCGCCAATACTGTCATTTACTACAGCAACAGTTATGACTTGGAGATTAGACTACAGTCTGAAGACCGTGCGCACCGTATTGGCCAGTCTAATAAGGTCACCTATATTGACCTAGTATCACCGGGTACAATTGACGAAAAGATATTAGGGGCCTTGCGTAGCAAGATTGATATAGCAGGGCAGGTGTTGGGAGAAGATGTGCAGGACTGGTTACGCTAGTCCTTTTTGTTCCATAGATCAAACAACACTCTGATCTTCTCTTTTATCTGTTCAATGTCGCTGTGCATTTTTGCAAGCACAATTACCAGAGTCACGAATGCCGCCGCTATGGGCCAAACTACCCCTATGGCGTCCATTATTTCCATGTTCAGTTCGTGCTTTCAGAATTTTTTGTATCAAATAGTGCTTCTAGTGTACCGATACGGATAGTCAATTCATGAACCCTATCCTGCATTTCACGTAGTTCTACTACGTCCCGTTCTAATCCTTCGATTAGCATGTCCTGCCTAGCGTCTGCTGGAAGGCTGCCCAACTGTCCTCTAGGCCATAAAATTCTAAATTCAGAATTTGATTTAATTTCCACATCAGTCATATCAACACTATGTTCGAGTGTCGTGAGCCGTGATTCAATAGAAAAGTAAGCCATTGTGGCGACAGCGGTCAGAGCAATCATACCCAAGATGTTCTTGAGCGGTATTGTCAGGTTTGTGTTTTCAGATAACTCTGCCATAACGTTTTAAAAAGCGGGCGGTAAAGAGGCTATGCCTCCACCCCTTGGATCGGTGCCCATGGTCTGCATCATTGGTTGAGGCATTACTGCGCGATGGTTCTGCATCATAGGCATTTGTGCTTGGACGGGTGGTTTTCCATAACCAAAGCTTTCTTCGGCACCGAAGTGCGCACGTTCTGCCTGATCTACAAGGTCCACAAACTCTGTCACTTTTGCCTGCATTTCTGCGGCTTGTGGGCTGGTGTAAGTCTGGTTTAAGTAATTACTATATACCTTCAACGGTGAGGACTGCATCTGAGTCATTTGCTGACCAAACTGTTGTTGCATGTTTTGGAACATACCACCCACACCACCCATGGGGCTTGAGCCTTGTAGTTCTGCCCTAGACGGAACTGAAAAACCCACATTTTCATCGTGAACCAACGTTGGTTTAATAGGACCCATTTGTGTTTTCATAGGGTTTGCGTAAGGGGATGCGATCATACCGCCTGCCTCCATATGTTGTACGGGGTATATTACACCGCCATCTGCTCTATGTTGTGTGTTGCTTCCGTCGGAATGACCCGGACCACCGCCACCGGGTCCTCGTTCAGGACCATCTTGGTTTCCGCCGCTGCCACCGGTTGTTTCTGTAGTTGATCCGCCGCCAAATATACCAGCAAGACCACCTAAGTTTACATTTCCGGCAGTACCACCGCTGGTGTGTCCACTGTACCCAGCAAAACTAAAAGCAGGGTTCGTTGACCCAGAGCCGCGGCCCACGTAGCTAAAAGGAATAGCATCTTGCGAGGCGTCATCCGCAGCTTGCCGGGCATCAAACTTTCTTTGTGCTTGTGCCGAAAAAGCGTCGTACTGTTCTTGCGTGTAATTGTATTTTTCAGGGTTCTGCAAACGATCAAGTTCGTTGGCCGTGTAATACGATGATCTGCCCCCGTATTCTGCAAAAATACTCATTACGCTTGCCCCATTAAACTACCGATGCCGAGAAGTTCTCGGTCTTCTGGGAATAAAGCTGCAAACTTAGTCCGGTCCACAGGACCTGATCCCTGTGACGCCGTTTGAACGGCAGCAGGTGGAGGGTTAACCGGACCAAGTGCAGGTCCACTGTTCTGGGTGGGAGTAAGAACAGGTGGATTAAGGGCCCCTTGTTGGTTATTCGGGGGCAAAACGGGTCGTAATTGTACTGGAGGCTTTTGTACTTCAACAGGTGTTTCGGGTACAGGTGTTTGATCGTCTGTAATTTCTTCGCTAGTTGCTCGAAGGACGTAAGGTACACGACGGCCAGCCTGTCTAGCTAAACCAGCAAATCCTGTTTCTAAAGCTTTCATAGCTGAGTCAGCATCCTGTTTACTTTTAATCTCTTTTAGTAAAGGAGCCAATAAAGCAGGTTCGGAGAAAAGGTTAGACATGGTTTTTACGATCTGACTTTCAGGTCCGCGTAAAATAGCTTGTTGAAAAGCTTGTGATCCGGTCTCTGCCGCGACCATGCCGCCGCCTATACCGCCGCCAGAAGTACCCAACCCAATTTTACCCAGTAATTTGTTAAAGGTCTCTTGTCCTTTTTGACCCAAAGTAGCACCAATAACTCTTGTATAAAAAGTCTTTTGAAGAGATGGGCGTTTAAATAATACGCTTTCTAAATTACCTGTTTGAAAAGCTTCTTCAACTCCGCGCATTTGTTTTATAGCACGTTGTATTTTGTCTACTTCGGGCTGCGTAAACATGTCATGTTCTTTCATAAAGTCCATGAGCGTAAACTTAGTTGATACTTTAGGCACTTGTGCAAATAGTCGATCTTCAAAAACTGTCGGACTAAACTGCAACCCCGCGCCCCCAGAACTAAAAGTAGCGTAATCCATAATTGCTTTTCGTAAACCCATCTTAGCTTCGTCCGCAGTAAAAACTTGCGATGTATCCGGGTCAACATAAGACTTCGCGGTTTGAGTTAGGTCCAATAATTCACGCATAGCTTTTGCAGGGGAATTGCTAGATAGGGCTTTAGCCACCGCATTTGACGGCGTATCTTCAAAATTTAAAACGTTTTGAAAAGCGGTTGTCGCACGAGACTTGCCTAAATTAACAAGATCAACTTGAGTGCTATCGTATAACCTTTTAGCTGTTTGTGTTGTTTCAAGGTCTCTTTTTAAATTTGGGAAAATAGCAAAAAGTTCTTGTGTTCCGGGCTCTTTTTTAAATGATTCTAACCTTTTGGGGTTGATTTCATACCTAAATTCACCAGTTGCTTGTCTAGTTATGGGGTCAATTATTTCTTTTTTGTCCATAACTTTTCGTAAAGAATCTCGAACAACAAGGTCCAATACTTCTTGCGTAGAGGTTTGATTAAGTGCAGCCTCTGGCAAAAAGTGTTCTAAACCAAAACGCCCCGCTCTGTTTATTTCTTCAATACGTTGAACGGTGGCTAAGTTACCACCTTGAAACAATTTTTTGACCAGTTGGTCGGGGTCCATAGTTAATGAACGATCTTTATCGAAGGATTGCATATCTCCAATAAAACTACGGGTAAACACGTTGTTACGTGCGTAAGTGTAAGCACGAGCAGCATTGTATGGGGCACTATCTGAGTTTTTTTGACCAGTTAAATCTCTTAAAATTGCATCCGATATTTTGTCTACATGTTTGGCTAATTGAATTTTACCGTTTGCTCGCAAATTAGCCGCTACGTCTTGTGCGCCTGAACGCATTTCGTATAAAGTTTGAGAAGTAACAGGGTTTTTACCTTGGCCATTAACAAAGTAATCTTTAAAATCGGCTATATCGTCTTTTAAGCCTTGCCCTAAAACTGAGTTTAAATTAGCGGTTGCGGTTTTTGAAGAAAATTTAAGACCGCCGTTTTGGGCTGGTTTATCCAACAAAAGAAGTAAATTTGGTCGGGTCATTTCCTTGCCGTTTTTTGCAACAAAAGTAGTTATTGGGTAATTACCAACGGCATCCCATAATTCGCCTTCTACTTTTTTAGAGGCTTTTACTTGATTGTCTAAAAGACCGTATAATTTTTGTGAAAGCTTGACTTGTTGCGATCCGCCATCTGGAGCATTTTTTAATACGTTTTCCGCGGCATCGTAAAGTTTTGTAACTTTAGTTTCTATCTGGTCTGTAATATTTTGTTCAAAAATAGATTGTTGCATACGTGCGGCAAGAGCCATAGCACTTGGATCACCTGTTTGCATCAAATCCGCTATAGTGCTTTTAGCTGCGGTCAACATTTGATCTCTGCCACGTGCTGTCGCTACGGAAAGTTCTTCACTTGCCGTTTCTAATTGTTCTTGAATTTTTACTATGGTTTTGTTCATAGGCATGTCAAACGCAACAGCTAAATCTTTAACTGTTCCGGGTGCCGGGTTTCCGTCCACATCTACCGCTTGGTCCATTAACGAAGAAATAAATTTTTCTATTTGTTCGTCACCGGCTACTCCCGGTTTATATTCTGTAGACTCTTTTAAAGCCGCTAATATACGAGTTCCGGCTTCTTTTTCAACCTTACCTTTAAGTAAACCTTCTCTGGTATCGGACACGGCCCAATTGCGCATTGTTCTAAAAAGGTTACCAGCCGCTTCAGGCCCTTTTTCGACCAGCATTTGCATGGGGATAGGAACCAATGCGGCACCGCCCATTTCCATCCAAAATCGTGTCGAGTCATCGTAAGGGTCTATTTGCTGCGCTACATTTGCCAGCACACCTGCGCCCAACGCTGCACCTGTTTCTATTGTCATAAAACGAAGCGGTCTTTCACGCACAGCCTGCATTCCGGAACGTGCGCCACCTTCTATACCCGCTGCTATTCTAGATGAAACTGGACCTTTTAAAGGGTCCGTTAAATTTCCTCTAGGGTTAAAACGAAACAGACCTAAATCTACACCTTTTCCTGATTGCGAAAACTTTGAAAACATTGGACCTTTTTTAGCTGCTTCGGCTGCGGCTTTACCGCCGACTTCTGCGGCTTTATTAGCCCTCAACTGAGCTTGCGCTAAAAATCGCTCACCTAATCCGCCGTTTTTTGCAGTCAGTTCGATGGCATCATCTGCTGTTGTTGCTAATTTACCAGTAGCAATTCCTTTAAAGTTGTCTAAAAATTGAACAGACCCCGCTACTACTTTATCCGCTGCTTTTGGTGCCATAGTGTATGGCGCATGTAGCATAGATACCCCAAACATTATGGTTTCACCCATGCGATCAGCACCTTCTAAAGAAGGAACAACAGGAGCTTTTTCTCCAATAATAGCTTTTTCAGCTTCCTCGGCGGCAAAACCCGCAGCAATTGCTCCGGCTATTCCTCCACCAAGTAAAACAATTCCTTTTAAAGCAAGTCCGGGGAGTCCCGCAGGTGGTATATATGCAGCTAAAGGTGCGGCGGCTTTCATACCTCCCGCAAAACCAAACCCTTGTGCAATGCTTTCTGGCGCAGCGCGAGCTATGCTGGTTTTGACCGCTTGTCCATACGCCCCTTCACCGGTAGATTCCGGATCGTACATCCCGTAATCTTCTACGTTTGTAAAAAGACTTAAAATAGCTTCATCATTTAACTTTCGGTTTTCGGGTTCAACTCCGGAGTAACCGGGCAAGACATTTAATATAGGCGCAGTACCGTCCCGTAATCCTTCGTAGGTCATTTGACCACCGCCCATCATCTCGTCTCCGTCTAAGACGAGGGCCCGTGTGGTGTTTTCTAAGCCTTGCGTCTCCATAAGACGCTCAAACTGAGGAGCAGTAAAATTAAATAATGGTTCTTCGTTATCAGACATGTCTGCTCCTATTTCCCAACCATTTCATTAATCATTTGTCGTGCCGAGTTTACATTTGAAGTTCCGCCTTGCGGTCCACCGGGAGTCAGGGTCTCAAGGTATTGGTTGTAAATGTTTTCCATGGCAATAACTTCTGCCATTAAACTTGTAATTTCATCTGTTCTTGCACGAGCCGCTAAAATTTGTTTTTCGTCAAAATTTCCTTCTGCTGCGGGGTTAAAAAGAGGGTCTCTTTTTGCGTATTTTTCAAAAGCTGAACCCATTTGCCCCTTAATAGCATCTAAAGTAGCAGAGACAGCTTCGTCTGATTTAAACGTTCCCGGTGTTAAATCTCTAGCAAGGCCACGAAGTGCATCTTGCGTAGTTTTAAGAACTCTGTCGTCTTGCCAATTAATCAACTCTTGGTTAATTTTTTCGCGCAAGTTGTCCATGTCTTTACTGGCCGTGACTAACTCTCTGTTTTCAGCCGACATAGCAGGTAGACCCAATATTTCTCTACCGTATTCCGTAACAACGTTTGCAATACGAGTTGTTATTTCCGCGGGTCCGGTAGCTCTTTGGTAAGCTACTTCCTTATCAATAATGTTTAAAGGAATCTGCTCCCAAAGCGGACTATCGTATTGAACGCCCGTCTGAGTGTTGTATAGACCTTGTTTAAACTCAGGACTCCCAACCTCTAAAGTTCCCGTTTCTAATGCCGCGGTGCCGTTGCCTCCTTGCGGTTCGTTTGCCTTAGAAGCCGTGTAACCTGCAATATTTGGAATCTCATAACCATTTGCAACACGAGTATTTAAAGCGTCGGTTATTTGTCGAGCTAATCCGGGCGCAGCCGTTTTAACAAACGATGTTCCGTTCCAAGTATAGCTGGGCTTTACATAATCATTTAAAGCTTGTTCAAACAAGGCGGTTTCGTCGCCTAAACTATCTTCTGCGTAAGCTGTAAGCCTCTCTGGGTTAGTTAAGAAACTTAAAGTGTTCGTTTTAGCGTCACTTCCCACCTTAACCGCATTCAAGGCTTGTTCTTCTAACGACAACATACCTGCTTTATAAACTTCGTCTAAGGTTTGAGCCCTTTCTTGTAAGAGTAAGCTGGTGTCCTTTTGATCCGCACCACGCAATGCCAATGCTTCGTCAAACCCTCTATTGATTCTAGCAATTTCACGATCAATGTCAGCTTGCTCAAAATCCATACCTTTTAGTTCAACACGAAGTGCCCTTTCAAAGTCTTGGCTAGATACACGTTCAGTAGTCTTGTAAGCACGTTCCAAAGCTCTTTCGGAGGCTTCAAACACCTGTTCAGAAAGTCTAGCTTCTTTGGCAATGGCAGCATTGTGGTCTTGTAAGGCAAGGTTAAGGTCATGGCCGTAGTCCATGCGTCCCAGTTCATACCCATTAAGAATGCCGTCGCGTTGCAGAACGTTTTCAAAATCCATAGTTTTAATGGTTTTTGTAAACTCACGTGCTAATTGATCGTTTTCTTTTTGTAAACGATCTTTAAGCAAGATGGACTGTTGTGAGTTATCAAACTCTAGTGCAATAAGAGCTTGCTGGTTAGTAAACTGTTGTTCTCTAACCGCGTCTTGATAGCCTTGAGTGTCCAAACGCTCTGACGTTGTAAAGTCAAACCTATCAGATTGCATAGTTCTTTGGAAAGCGTTATTGATTTGCGACAACTCGTTTTGAAGGCGACCGCGCAACGCAATGTCTGATTGACTTTGTGCGCCTTGCAATCTTTGTAGTAAATCTTGAGCTTCAATTTTGCGATTTGCCAACCGCATTTGAAAACTTTGATTAGATTCATTTTCTTCTTTGTTAAAAGCAAATGTGCGATCCATTTTTAACAATTCGTGCGCACGATCTTCGGCTTTTTCGCCAGATTTCCAAGCTTGTTCCGCTGCCATAGCTTTGTTATCAGCGTCTACTTTCAATTCAAACGCCAACTGGTTTTCAGCAGCGCCCAACGCAGACAAGTTTAAAGCCCTTTTCTCTTTCTTCTGGCTTTGTTTAAATTTCTGTAGATCGCCTGCACGGGCACTAATGTTGCCAAGCACCGGCTGGAACGATTGAGCCAACCTTTCGGCAGGACTCATGTTTCGTTCTCCGGGAGTAGCAAACATCAAAGCCCCTTGCGCCACGTCAAACAGCATTTGAGCTTGTGTCATGCTTTTTTGGTCAGCTAGTTCAGCTTCTTGATCCGCCATACCTAGTATATCGCCATAAACTTTTTGTTTATCTTGATAGATTTGTCCAAGGCGGGGGTCACCTCCCGCTTGCATATATGCTACAGGCCCGCCTTGGTTAAAATTTACAGGAGCAGGCCCTCCGGGGACCTGTGCTGGAGCTTCTGGAGCGCCCATATTAACAGTGGACATAATACCTTCTGCCATCGCCCCTTCTATTGGGGCCGACATCTCTTCGGCAGCTAATCCTCCAATACCCTGATCTACCGCTGCAATCTGCATTACAGGTTGAAGCAGAGTCAAAACTGATTCGGGGGTGGCTTGCGAATCTTCAGGTCCAACCACTTGCGCTAATTCTTGATAACGCTGTTCAATAGGTGCTGTATCGCCTCGAATACCGTTAATGACGGTTTCATAATCTTCAGCGTTTTCTATGTCATCCATCTGACTAGCATACTGAGTAAGCATCCCTTCTAATTCAGCGGGATTGATACCTTGTTGCATAGCACCTTGTGCCGCTTCATTAATATCTACGGAACCGGGGTCAATAGCAGGTAAACCGGGTGGCATCATTTGTGGTCCGGGAGCCGCGGGTGCTGGCATAGGTGCCATACCGCCGTCCTGCATGGGAATTACCCCACGACCGATCAAAATATCCTTTTGCGTAACGTTTCCATCACCACTTAGGTCTGGAAAGGCTGCGCCTCCGTTAGCAAACATCTGTCTGCCCATTACTTCTCTATTCATTAAAATAACCCCGCTTTTGCTGCGCC